TTATACTTTGGAAAGCTTCTGGATCTAAGAAAAGTAAAGCAAAACCAGCTAATCCAGCTAATACCCCCGCACTCGCGAGTGCGCCCGAGATAGCATCTCCTATACCTTCAGCTGTTTTTTCTGTAGCATCAGCTATCTGATATAGTCGTGAGTTAGCTAACTCATTCATCTTTTGTGCTTCTCTTCGGTTCTCTTCAGATTCTGCACCGGCTTTAATTTCCTCAAGTTGTTTCATTGCAAGATCTTGTGCTTGCATATCTCCAGACTCGATAGCATCTTTTAATGCTTGGCTACTTATTTCAAACTCTTGTTGTAGTAGTTCAGCATTTGCTCTTCCAGCCTCATCTAATCCACTGAATGAACCATTTAAGCTTCTTAATTGATTTTGTAATTCTAGTTGTGCTGTAGAATCAGCTTCGAGTAAGGTTGTATTTCTTTTATTTTCTTCTACTAAATCTGCTAAGCCACGGACTACAGGATCGTTATCTATTTTCTTACCTTGGGCTTCAAGAGCATTATCAACATTTTTAATAATGTCTTCGGTTTCTTCTAATCGTGTAGCTATAAGATCTGCATTATTTGGATCTTTTTCTATAGCAAACTTAACACCATCTAAAGATCGGGACAATGAATTAGCGAGGGTAGTTTGCCCTCTATTCATAGCCTCATCTATTTTCTTCTGAGCTTCCTGTAATTTTAGTTGTTGATCTTGTCGTTTAACCTGCTTCTCAGCAACCTCTTTTTGTTTCGCTAGGATCTTTTCTGAGTTGGCAGCTGTACCTCTTCCTTTCGGACCAGGTGGTGCAGGTTTATTCTTATCGTCGTCGGCCATTTTTACTTACCTTTTGTGAATGCTTGTGCTCCAAAGAATGCTGCTACGATACCAGCAACAGCTACGAAATATGTAGGAGCCATATCACCTAATGTTTTTTGTGCTTGCTCCAATCCTACTAAACTAGCAAGAACTACAGCAAATGGATATAGTAACATACCACCTAACGAGAACCAAGCCATTTTACGTTGGGAGTCACGCATAGCATCCTGATCTTCCAGTTCTTTACGTTTAAACTCTAGATACATATCGTGCTCTTCTTTCGACACTTTACCATCACCGTTTGTATCTGCCGGATGGGTTTTATCTACTATTTTTTCTTCTTCGCTCATCTTCGCATTTTCCTTTTTTGCTCCTCAAGCCTTTCGTTCTCTTTCTTTATATGCTCCTGCAAGAGAGAAACATATATCTCCCTCTCCCATGGTATCATATTTTCTAGTTCTGTTAAACTATAATTATGATGTTGCATCATTGCAAAATTCAACTTGTAATGGTTTACAAGAGAATCATGTGAGAGGGCTAGGTAAAAAAACTTTGGAGTCCTTTTAGCTCTACCTTATTCTCTTTTTCACATGTTGGACACTTATATTTTACCTTATGTTCGACAGTAGGCATTTTTGCAAAGAACTCAGAAACTTTAGCAAATTGTGTGGAACTTAAGCTCTCATAAAATGCATTAATATTTTCTCTAGTTTCATTTTTGCAGTTATATACCTCTTCTTCATCGAATATGGTTTCAGTGCAATCAACAATCATATCAAATACGTTTGTAACCTTTTCCATATCAGCTTCCTGATATTTCTGGGCTATTTTTAAAGATGGAAAATTAAATGTAATACCAATCTTATCGTCTAGTTGAATTACATTTGATTCTGGCATTTCAGAAACTGTAATTTCATCTAAATCAACTCGTATTGGTGAAACACCTTTACATCCTTCATCTTGACATTTCATATTTAAATCAACTATTTCACCTACGCTCTTAGCTCTAAGCTGTAAGAACATATATTCAAAATCAAATAATGTTAAATTATCTATGTTAATGTCATCATTTACGCAATCTTTAATTACGCTTTTTAAAGCTCTAAATGTTTGCTTTTGATCTTTCGATTCCATAGCAATCATTAGAATCTTTTCTTCTTTAACGGTATAAGGTCGAAACTCAACCTCTTTACCGGTAGACGGTACTGTCATCAAATAAGTAGCCGTCTTCAATTGTGGCAATGCCATAATATTATCCTCTCATTACGTTAAAAAGTCTGCTGCAGATCTTAATCCAGAAGCAGCAGTACTGAGTGGGCCTTCTGGTTTAAATTTATCATAAGCCCAAGTTACTGTTATCTCCTGCATCGCATTCTCTGCAGAGTTATCTAATTCAATAGATGATAAAGCCTTTGGAAAACAATTTTCCAATTTAACTCCATAAACCGGAATGTTCTTCTGGTTCAACTGTTGAATTATCACATCAACCGCATAATCTTCTTTGAATCCTACACGGTAAAGTTCTGTATCAAATATGCCAGACATCCAAGTCTCAAACATATTTTTAATATAATAATCATTAGTTAGATGAAATGTCATACTAACCTCTTCATCAATAAATGTCTGTGGGTAATTATTCATTTGTCTAGCTCTCATATCTTCAAATGTAGAAATTGTTCTACCAGGAAGATTAGTTTTCTTACAAAGAATAGATATATCCCTCGGATCATTTACTAAATTCTGTATACTAAATCCACCGGATATAATTGATCCTACTATGTTTTGTGGATTTAGATTAAGTAAAGAAATTGCAGGAGGAGCAAAGATTACCTGAAATCTATTTTGTGGGGCTAATCCACCTTTCTTTCCTATCGTAGATTTTAAAGCGTCTATACTCATTAAGCTCTCCTAGCAATCTTAGCTGACTCAGCCCAAACTGCAACTTTACCTTTTTTCTTAAATTGTTCTGTTGGTAAGAATATAGCTATTTCCCAATCTGCCATTGGTACTCTAGATATTCTTGATTGAATATGTCCAGTTAAATAATGTTTAAAACAAGGTTTAAATTCTTTAAATTTTCTTACACCCTTCAGTAGTTTATATCTTGCTCTGATCCTACTCTTATCTGTTATTTTAGCTGGTGCAGTTGCCATTAGTTCATCTAGAAATAATGCTCTTGTTTTATAATTTAAGTAATGTAAATTAAGTCCATAAAAACCCCCCTTTGCAGGTTCTAACATGATTGTTAATGGGAATCTATCGTAGTATGGTAATACTTCTTTAAACTTTGGATCATAAAAATACATGTACATATTTCCAGCAAGTGTTTTTCCTACTTTATCTAATGCATCATCTTTTAAAACTTTCTCACGACTAACAGTTCCAAGTTCTCTTACTTGTTTTTGAAACCATTTTTTACTGTCATTGGTTCTTGTCTGGATTCCTGCACGGAATGCCTGGGACGCTAATGTATCGAATAAACTTGCCATATATCTATTTATGCTAACTCTTCAGTAGTTTGATACCTAAATTCTTTAAAGTATCTTCTGTCCAAACCTGGAATTTCCACCCTTTAGCATCAGCGTATTCCGAAGCTGCTTCCCATTTATTTTGATTTTTAACATAGGTTAATACCTCTTTTAGATACTTTTTAGACTTTCTAGCTGGTTTTTTTGGTGGAACTGTTTCTTTTTTCGGTTTAATTTCTACTAAATATGTATCTCCATTCTTCATTTGGACTAATAAATCTACAAAATAACGATGTAATCTGTTATCAATTTCATATTTGTATGGTATAACTACCTCTTCAGAGTTCCATAGCTTTACTTTTGGATTGTCTTCACACCATCTAAAGCATTGTCTTTCCCATAAAGAACGATATACGACTTTGCTAGCATCGCCTGCGTATTTTTCTTTCTTCTTAATTTTGTATTTGCCTTTATAACTCATATAAATAAACCTATAAACATTTTAATATTACTACTATTTATACAGGTAAAATATGTCAGCAAAAACAAAAATAATCGCATTCCCAAGAAGTTTAAGATCTATGATTGATGATGGAATGCCACATGTATGTTTTTCTCTTACAGGAAAAGCAGCAGAGCAGATATCAGAAGAATTAGAACGGGTACATCTTTTTATACCCACAGGATTCCAGGTATCAGATGGGGCAAATTTTAATGGAATAGAATTAGGAGCATTGAATGCTGCTAAGAAAGTTCAGGATAGAGGAGATGGAGTTAAAGCTTCAGAGGTTTTTAGCGGTACTGATAAAACAGTTATGGGATTAAAAGCAATTGAAGGTATAACTGGCGATGGTGGTACCGCAGCATTAGCAGCAATGGAACAAGGAGTAGCTTTTAATCCACAAACAGCATTAGCATTTGAAGGGGTTAATTTAAGACAATTTTCTTTCGGCTTTAGTTTAGTTCCAGAATCACCAGATGAAGCAGAGGATGCAAGACGTATAGAAAACTTCTTTAGAAAATATATGTACCCTGATACTAAAACAGGATTCTCTTTGGAATATCCACCTAAATTTAAAATACAATTCTTTCAGGGAGAAAGTGAAAACAAACACTATCCAATGATTCACGATTGTTATTTAGCTGGGGTAGAAACAACTCTTAATCCAGATAGTAATGCATTCTTTGTCGACGGTCAACCAACTGCAGTTGATATAAGCTTAAGCTTTAGTGAAGCTAAAATGCTTACAAGAAAAGATTTATATAAAAACAGTAATGGTTCTGATGATCCACAATACGATTACAGCAGACCCGGATCTTATCAAGGTACAGGATAATGGCATTTTTTAGACAATTCCCAAAAGTAGCCTACGATTTTAATCGTCAAGGTGTTATTAATAATATGGTCGACATTTATAGAAGTGTTAGACCTCTTCAAAACTTTGTAGATAATACTTCAGCATATACTTATTATGAAATCAGAAATGGTGAACGTCCTGATATTGTATCTAGGAATCTATATGGTAATCAAAACTTCTATTGGACTCTTTTTATAATCAATGATTTTCTACATGATGGATTACAAGCTTGGCCAATGTCACAAGAAGATTTACAAACATACATCGGAAGGGAATACGAAGGATATGTAGTAACTACTAATCCTGTTATTTCCCGAACAAGTGATGGACTTATTATAGCACATAATAATTCTTTAGCAGGAATAACACCAACAGGAACTACTGGTTTATTTCAAGTAGGAGAAACAATC